CGTTATAATATTGCGATGGTATTGTTCTGTCATAAGTAACCTTATCGCCAGTTTTAATACTGACTGTTAAATAATTTAATTTCAGCGTTAACTTAACTACATTCATCGCTAATCATAAATTGAGCGTGTTTAAAATGTGTATCTTCAATAGAATTCATAAAAAAAGGGTAGACTAAACTAAGCCTACCCTTTTTCTTAGGAAAGAAGATTGTTTGTTTTATTTCTTCTTTTTTGGCTTGGTTGTGATATTCATGGCCTTGCTAGTTGCCTTGTGAATATTCTCGAACCTAGCCTTGGTAACTCCTGCCTTATCTGCCTCCACAACCCTTAGTAGTAACTGAACTTCGACCAGTTGGTCTATATCATCAATAATATATCCCTTCTTGCCACTTACAGCCACATGAGGTAGGGTTCCTATGGCTTTGTAGATTGCATCCTTGACACCCTTTAATTCCTTAGTGTCTACAACCTTGCCACGTTTACCAGTTGGGAAGGTACTACCCTTAGCTTCTTGTTCCTTTTTCCAAGTTTCAAAAGCGTCTACATCTAGTACACTTTCACCATTTTTCTTGGTAATTGTGAATACAGGATATATACCTTCTGTTAATATGGCATTGGTGTATTTTACCATTTCTCTCTCCTTTTCAATGAGCTAAGTTTGTTATCATTATATCAATAAAACTATTATTGACACTAAACAAACTTGAATTAAATAAAACTAACATTAATTCAGCACTAACACAAGCTAATATTTCTTGTGCTCCTTGTTGTATTAGTCGAATCATTCAAAATAATTTTTAACTGCTGCTTGAACTCCTGGTTGTGTTCATTTCTAAAGATTTTTTCAACGCAATTATTTCTAACGCTAAAAGGAAAAGACCGGGTGCCCCGAAAGAGTAAAGACCCACACACATAGTACCCCTATTTTTCCTATTTCCCTTAAAATTAGCGCTTTTACCACCAAAAAATATTATATAAAATTTTTTCCAGTTTTTGTAGCGTATAAGTAATAGTATAGTATATAGAAGAAATAGTATATAGTATAGCGCTTATATATATAATATATATAGTACTATTATATAATAGAAATCACTGGATTTGACATTTTCATTATTTTTGCTTAACTTGCCTTGTGTATGAAGCTGACAAGAAGAAAAAGTTGATACAAGCTAAACAGTACTGCTGTAACTGGGTAAACAATATATGCATAGGCGCCATGATGAAGAGGGTAGACGGTACTATATACCAGAAAATAGACAAGAAATATGCTGATAAACCCTGTCAAGCTGATGATTGCCAGTATTTTGAACAAGTAGTGATACCGGGCATAAGAAATGAATATTAGGACATTTGATGATGAAGCGTTTGCTGTTGACGCTGAGTCACATTTTTACTTATGGTGCTGCGATTGCAATTTACGCCACTTAGTAGTTGTAGAAGCAATGGGTAAGGGCGCCAAAGACTTTAAAGAAAAAGGCGGGAAAATAGCTATTGGCATGCTTAGAGATGACGTTGCCACTGATATGTCCCGCAAATCCAATAAGATAGTATTATATAGTAGGAAAAATGATAAAAACAAAGAAAAACAAGAATCGTAGAGCTGTAATCATACCTGATGTGCATTTTCCACTTCAGGATGATGCTGCTATAAACTGCGCCTTAGAGGCTATTTCAATAGTAAAACCTAATATATTTGTCTGTTTAGGCGATTTAGGAGAGTGGAAGAGTGTTTCACCGTTCAAGTACAAAAGACGCCGCCGCCCTCCTCTCGAATACGTTATTGAAGACCTAGAGATTGAGGCTGCTAAGGTAAATGCTGGTCTTGATTTGTTCGATAATGCGCTGAAAAAGGTAAAATGCGAAGAAAAGCACATGATTGAAGGGAATCACGATAATTGGCTGAATATGTTTGTTGAGGAGTATCCGTATTTGTCCAAGTATAGGTATAAAAACGTGATGAATCTTGAAGGTAGGGGATATAAGTACTATCCCTATGGAAAGTTGATGCGTATTGGTAAATTGTACTTTTACCACGGTGGTCATTATTCAACTATTAACCATACTAGACAGCATACGATGAATTTAGGTAAGAATATAGTATATGGACATACTCACGATGTACAGCGTGCTGGAGTTACCCACGTAGATGGGGCTCATCATGCTTTTTCTATGGGTTGTTTGAAAGATATGTCCAAGGAGACTAATATGTGGCTTAATAACCGTCAGGTTAACTGGGCACATGCTATTGGTGTAGCAGATTGGTTTCCTAATGGAGATTTTCGTCTTGAGGTTGTTGATATAGTAAATGGTAAGACATTTCTATGGGGCAAAGAGATAGACGGTAATAAAGCCGCGTCCGGAGGCAAAATGCTTAAAAAGCTAAGAAATAATAAATAATAAGGTCGGGAGTGGCGCGGTATAAATTAGTAAAAGGTAATCAAGAGCCTGTGTTTGAGGACATGGATGAGTTTAGGGAACTATTTCCTGATGACTATGTGTATGATAACTGGCGTGATGCCCCTACTGAAGGATGGACTCTTACTGATGATGGTCAGATATGCAGGGTTATAAAGCGTCTATCCATGAAAAGTGGAGGAGAATTGGTTACTACAGTACTTGGTACACGGCATAGTGAGCGTAAACACCTTATGTCTGGAGTTCCTCCTAAGAACATATATAGCTTGTCAAAAAATGAAAATAGTGCTGTACATAGGGCTAATAAGCCTAACTTGACAAAAAGAGAGCGCTTGTTCGCTAAGTATGTTGCCAGCGGTATGAATCCTACTGACGCTTACTTAAAGGTATATCCTACAAAAAAGGAAGTATACGCTAAAAATCAGGCGACGGTATTGTTAAAAACAGAAAGGGTTAGTAAATTGGTTAGTGAAGAAATAAGGCAATCTATGCTGAAAGCTGGTATAGATGAAGATTACTTGCTTGAGACAGCAAAAACTATAGTTGATAAAGATAGCGCTAGGGATTCAGATAGGTTGAGGGCGCTGGAGATGCTTATGAAAATAGCTGGGATGTTTCCAAAAGAGAAGAAGACGGAGTCTCTTGCTGTATTTGAAGGCTTTACCAAGGAAAAGCTGGCTGAACTTGGAGGTGCCAGTATTAAATTAATATCTCATGGAGAAAAAGACCCTGCTTAAAGACGGTTTTAGTGATGTATCAATAGATAGTATGCCTGTAGTGGATACTGATATTGATAATTGTATTGTATGCGAGCGCAGTGTGACTGATAATGACAAAATGGTAATATTCGAGGATAATGGAATTCCTAGGAGTTATTACTGTAGGTTCTGTCATTCGGTCTATGGCGACGGAGATATACTTATATTTGCCAATACCAGCAAAATAAATAATGTAGTGGGCCTGTCATGATAGAAAGTTGGTTTGATGGTTGGCTAGATATTGAAGTTATAGAAAAAAAGGAAGAAAATGAAATATGCAATAATGATAATGACTTGTTTTATACCGATAGAGCCGATAGTAACGATACCAGTACTTTACAGTATATTTAAATTAATAAATTGGATTTGGATAAGGTCAATAAATTTAATATAAACCCATCGCCTTCAGAAATGAAGCATGCCGATGAGGTATTGGCTAATTCATATTCTGATTTAATATACTTTGGCAGGGCATTTTTACCAAAGGACTTCCTGAATAAGAGTGCATCACCTGAATTTCATACTGAAGTAGCTAATAAGTTGATTAGTACTAAACCCGGCGCTAGGATATGTAATATACTGCCACGTGGTTTTGGTAAGTCAATACTGTCAAAAGCTGCAATTCTACATAAAATGCTATTCAGCCCTAAAGCTGAGCAACAGTTTATAGCTTGGATTGCTGAAGAACAGGGACAGGCCATTGACCATCTTAAGTATGTTAAGACGCATCTGGAAGTAAATAAGTTTATAAGGTACTATTTTGGTGAAATGGCTGGAGACGCTTACGGTAATAGATGGACTGAAAAGGATATTGTTACAGGTAAGGGCGATAGAATGATAGCAAAGGGTACTTCACAGCGCCTACGTGGCCGTTCAGAACTTGATGTACGTTATACTGGAATCATACTTGATGACTTTGAATCCGAATTAAACACCAAAACACCTGAAAGGCGTTCGGAGATTAAGAAATGGGTAGTGTCTACTATATATCCTGCATTAGAGGAATCCCCGGGAAGAGAGGGATGGATATGGTTGTGCGGAACCATTGTACACTTTGATAGTTTTCTACAGATGATTCTAGATGGTTTCAATGAAGCTACTGAGAATGATAGGAAATATCCTTGGGATGTTACCTTTTACAGGGCCATTGAAAATGAGAAGCCTATTTGGCCTGAACAGTTTTCCAAAGAGAAACTTGCCGCCAAGAAGAAAGAGTTTATTGAAGCTGGTTTAGTTAATAAGTTTGCTCAGGAGTATATGAATGATGCTCGCGATATATCAACAGCAGCGTTTAAAATAGATAGGATACAGTATCATTCACATGAATTCAAATCAGTTGATAGGATGGCATATTTAGCTACAAACGATGAGATGATACCAATAAATGTTTATATTGGAGTTGATATTGCCGCTACTGCTACAAATACATCTGATTTTCAGGTAATTATGGTTATGGGTATAGATAGAGAGAAAAACCGTTATGTACTGGAATATTTTCGTGAACGTATACCAACATTTGATTTACCGCAGATAATTATAGATATGGCTAATAAATATTCGCCAATAAGGAGAGCAACTATAGAAACAGTTGCGGCTCAGGAAATGGTGAGAGATATGGTAACTAGGATTGCTCACAGTGATAAAAGACTTATTCCGGGTATATTCAAGGGCGTTAAGCCTCCGGGTGGTATAAAAAAGGAAGATAGGCTGGAAACTACGTTGGGCCCGATAGTAAATTCTAAAAAGCTGTTTATAAGGCGCAGTATGACTGAATTGGTTGATGAATTCTTTGAACATCCGTTTCCGCGTCATGATGATTTAATGGATGGATTGTATTATGCTGATTATTACGCTAAAGTGCCATCAAGTTCAAGAATGAAGAAAAGCGAATACAAAAACAGTGATAAAAAGAAGGCGATAGGAGGAAAAGTATATAATTGGATGACCGGACTAAGAATGTCTTGACAGTAAATATTTTAATATTTAACTTTGTGGCCGTATGCCTAACCTAAAAACAGACGCTAGGGCTCAGGAGAGTCAGGAATTATGGCAGCGCTGGAGAGATGCACGTTCATCTTGGGATACTGAAGCGCGTTCAGATATTGATTTCTATTCTGGAAATCATTATACAACTGATGAGTCAGATGAACTTTCTTCAGTTAATCAGGCAGCTGTTCCAATGGATAGGATTGGCCC